TGATTTTGTCCCAGATGAGGCGCCGTTCATGCGGGCCGCTCTGAATCTGCCAAGTGAGTTCTAAAATGTGACCATTGCCCGCACGGGTCGGGGTAAGCTTTGAGTCTGTTACCTTGGCCATGTACTTCCCCTCTGGGATAAGGCTAAAGCCTTCGCCGGAATCGGGGCCAATGTCTACGTTGTCAATGTTGATGTGTGCTAAATTTGCCATGTGTTTATTCTCCTAAAATCTTGGTTTTAATTTGCGACAGGTCGCACGGTTCAAAAAGTTCAAGCGCGCCGCTTCTGTCTTTCGCGGCGTGGGTTCCGTTGGCCGAGGTCTGAAGCCACCGCTGAATGGTTCCTTCTTCGTCAGTGTGGACACGCATCGCAAAGACTTCATCGAAGAAGTAGGCAAGGCCTTGCGTCAAGTTCTTACCTGGCATCGATGGCCCAAAGACCATAGAGCCGTCATCGAGCTGTACCCGTTCCTGCTTTGCCGTCATGTAAACGTGCCGCTCTGGCAGGTCTCGAAAGCCTCTGATAAGTTGCGTCATCTGGTCCGCCATTTGGCCATAGGCGCGCATAGTGTTCTTGTTCTCTGCTTTCTCGTGAGCAAGTGACACCTCAGCGATTTCAGAGATTGAATCAAGGCAGACCCAGCGCAGCCCTTGCGCTTCTTTGGACCCTACGAGCCATTTATAAGCCTCTTGGATATCAGCAATAGACTTCACCTCGATGGCCGTTATGTCGTGGTCACGTAGGGACAGCAGGCCGCCCTCTGCGCTAATCACCACAGTGGGGGCGCCGGTTGTTGCGGCCAGCCGCGTTTTACCTGCACCAGCTTCGCCATAGATTACCATTTTGAGAAAATGGCCTCCCATATCATTGGTTTTTGTTATCTTCATCTTGTTTCCTTTGCGCTTGCAGTAAGTGCCACAAGGGGGTGCGCGCCCCCTTGCAGCTTGACCGGTTGGGCTTCGTCGGTTAAGCCCCACCAGTCAATTTAAAACTTTCGTGTGATTCGTTGTAGATTAACCAGCCATCCCGCGCATCGTAGCGCTTTATCTTGACAGTGTCCGTCTTGATGCTCAAAGCCTCAACCCAGCCGTGAGTGCAATGATACACTTCAACCTTGCCGCCTACGCGGCGCATTTGATAAGCCATTAAGGCCATTAGAAACCCCCTTGTTTTTTGTTTTCAACTTTTGCAGGAATGCTTAATTTAACCATGTGAGAATCAAACCACTTAACTAGCTTTCTGCCGTTGTGGTCTGCATGACATACCTTTAGCCTCAGCCGTGATGATTTTAATATCCCGCATCTAAGCTCAATGTCTTCCATTTCGCGGTTATGATAAATCTGGATAACTTCTGCCCCTGATAAAACACCTTCAATATCCACAATGTCGCCAACCCTAAAAACCCCGCGCGCACGTTCGCATTTCGCAATCGCCTGCGCGTTGCTATCTTCTGATGTGATGTTGAACCCGGCAAAGCTGCCGAGGTAGAAATATGCGCTGTGATTTGGGCTGTACTCATAGACGCAGTGCGCGGCCCAATCGATTCGGTACTTGTCGATGGTCATGATTCACCCCCGCCCGTGCTCATCCTTTCACTGACAAAAAAGGGAACAGGCTCATCTCTCCACAATGGGTATTCTTGGGGGTCCATGTCTCCTATACAAGAATCGTACTCGTAGAAAACAATGTTCCTGCAGAGCATATTCTTCGCGGCGTGCTTCGCTATGTCCCAAAGCTTTTTCATGCTGCCTGAGCGATGCTCACGCGCAAAGCCTCGCTCGTGAATGTGGCCGGTGAGAAGAACGGTGTATTTATCTTTCCCGTATAAGCCCTCTATTCTTTCCCAGCTGAGCCGCTCCGGCTTTACCCCGTACGGCCGCTCCCCTGTGTTATAGAGACCCTCAATAACTTTTCTTCGCCATGCCTGCTGTATGGGTGTCAGTTTCATGATTCACCCCCGCCAATGCTTGCGCGGTGACGGCGAACACCTGCGGCAGACTTGCAGCGGCTTGAGCAATAAAGCTGATTGCCTCGACGCTTTGTCGATTTCTTGCCGCATTTCTCGTTTGCACAGGTTAGCTCTTCGGGCTCAGGGTCCAAGCCACCGCCAAGGATTGCAATGGTACGCTGCGCGGCTTCTCTCTCGCTGCGCTCATGCAGGAGCTGGGTTTCAAGGGATACGATTTGCTCGCCAAGTTCACCGCGCAAGAATATGACTTCTCTCTTATGGTCGTTCCTTAGCTGGTCAATCTCATCGGCACTGATGGAGAGTCTCTTATAAAGGCCTGCGCGCTCAGCTCTGAATAGCTTATGCGTTTCATCTAGCTCTTCTTTGAGCTTGGCGCGCTCTGAGCGTCGCAATATATCTTGCTCCTCAAAAACTAATTGATAGCGCTCAAGCTGAGAGGTGAGCGTGGTGATCTCTTCACACAGGCGAGCAATGGTCGGGGCATCTTCTGGTCTGGTTGTCATCGTTCTTTCTTTCGTTTGTTAGCTGGCATTTTAATTTCTTTCGGTTTTAAGCGATAGAATCAAGAACCTTAAGTCCCTTGTCAGTCATTGTGATGTACCACGTTTGGTCATAGTAGGTCTTCGCGTATCTTCCGCAGTTATATCCAGTGTAAGAATCGACTTTGAGGTACGTGTTGATGTATCCCAAGCGCTTGAGCGCCCACAGTGTTCGCTTGTTGAAGGTTATCCCCAGCTCTTTCATTTCGGTTTGGTAGAGATTGATACGAAGCCCTGGATATTTGCCGTCGTACCCTTCGCCCGTTGTGAGTCGTTTGTAAATGTCGATAGCGTGGCGAAGTCCGCCGCCGTAGCTGTGCGCTTCTTTGATCACTATTTTCTTTCGCATCATTTTGAAGAGTTGAAAAATTTTCTTCTGGGCTGGGCTGAGTTTGGACATTGTTCTTTTCTTCGTTCGTTCGTTAGTCAGTCTGCGGGCTGTCTGGCGCAAAAATTTCACGAATGCTAAGTGATTTATGAACTTTCCAGTCACCGTTTGGCCATTTCTTCAAAGCACCCTCAAGAGCTTCACGCTCCGCCTTGAGGTAACAAGCCTTGTTAATGGTTGTGCTTACACGTTTTTCATTTTTTTCATCGATCAAGTAAACAACGTACATTTAAGTTCCTTTCGTTTGTTTGTTGGTGGTTGGCCACATTAGGCCCAGTCATCGAATCGCCAGTCACAACAAACATACAAGCCTTGTCCGTCCCGGTCGTCTCGAACGATTGTAGCCATAAGTACGGCGCTTGCTTTTTTGCCGTTAAGCTTAAAGAACCCACGGGCCACAGGCTTGTAATGAACGCCTCTCAAGCTTGAGAGGTCCAACTCAGATAAGTCGTCCGTAATTTCAATTGAAGAGATAAGGCGTACAAAAGTGCTGCGTGCATATCCGCGCTTACCTGGGCAGTTGTGAATGTTGTGCTTTTTCTCATGTGTGTATCGTTCTCTAATCATCGTTCGTTCTTTCGTTCGGTGCGGCGTCATTGCCTCACATGTCTATTATATTCACAGTTTGCGCTTGCCGTCAAATGCTTTTCAATGATAAAACAAACAAAACACAAGCAAGGGAGTTTTTTATGTCAGAAAGTACAGTTTACGGAATCAAGATTTCAACGGAGATATTACACCGGGCCGACAAAGTAGCCGAGGATTTAAGCAAAGACGTTCGGCGCTTTCCAAGCGGCGACGCTGGCCGGGCTGACGTGGTGCGGCTTGCTATTATCTTGGGCTTGGATGCACTTGAAGGCGTTAGAAAATAACAATTAATAGGGGGTTGAGATGATGGCGGGATTTACGGCGGCGCAGTGGTGCGAGCTGACAACAATATTTAATGGGCGCTTGCTGCGCGGCGAGCGCGGAACAAATGCAGTAAAAACAGAAGGCTGGAATCTGTTCAGCACCGGCAACACGGTCACGGCTGAAGAGCTTGAGACCATAGACGGCGATGCTCCAGCGTTTAATTTAGGGATAAGGACCGGGCGCGGCCTGGTTGTAGTTGATATTGATAAGCCAGAGAAAGAGCCTTTAATCAGGGGCATCGTTGGCCATTCTAATTTTGAAGTGAGCACGCCACGGGGTAAGCACTTATATTTTAGAACTGACCCCGGCGCGAAGATACCGAGCCGTATCATGGGCGGTGTCGACATCTTCTGCAGTCCAAGCGGTGACAGCTCGAAGGGTTCTTATGTTGTGGCGCCGGGCAGCGTCAGAACCGCAGACCGTGACTTAAAGCTGAAGGGCTACGGCGTAGAGCGGGCGGTTTATGACTTAATCGTATTCGATGGCATAGACGATTTTGAGGATTTAGCTTACCGCGAACCGGATGTTATCTTTGAACTCATGCGAGCAATCGGGACGAATGGGCCGGTTGGGCCGGTTTTCCCGGCCAGGGGGCAGCCTTCTGGAAACATCTTCGACGTATCAGCGGTTAAGATCCCGCACGACGGGCGCCCGGTTGGCGAGAATGAAGGCCGCAATAATGCAGCGGCTTCGCTTGTCGGTCAGTACATTCACGAGGGCGATGATTTTAACAAGGCTTGGCAGAAAGTCAGCGCTTGGAATGAAGCAAACCCGGTGCCGCTCGAGCCTGAAGAGCTGCACAAGGCGGCGGTGTCAGTTTTTAAAAGCCACCAGCGCAATCATCCAGAATCTAAACCCATAGAACCCACCAGTGAGCCTATACGCATCAAAAAGCCTCGCACCGTTGTCAGTGCCTTGCCTGCGAAGCTGCACAGCATACCGGGCATTTTAGGCGACTTCGTCAAGTGGTACATGGAGACAGCACCGGCGCCACATGTAGAGATGGCGGTTCAATCTGCCCTAGCACTGGGGAGCGTGGTACTTGGCCGCAAGTACGCGACAACAGAAAGCAATTTTACGAGCTTGTATTTCTTAACCGTGGCAAAGTCAGGCACGGGCAAAGAGTACGGAAAGAAGGCCATAGAGAAGATTCTTGATGCAGCAGGTCTCGATGACTTGATAGGCGGCAGCGGTTACACCAGCCCCGGCGCCGTATATTCAGAGCTTAGGGATAGGCCGACCCACATAACCGTCATCGATGAATTCGGGAAATACCTGCAAGCGTGCAGCGCTTCGGGCAATAGCCAGCTACAAGAGGCAGTGACCACGCTGGTTGAAGCTTTCGGGC